AATAAGTTAAATTTATTACTTTTTTAATATTTTAATTATTATATTTACATTAATATAATGATTATTGTTTATAATAATCCTTATTTTTTTGGTGAAGGTTTATTTGGTCAAGTTTTATTATTTATTTTTGAATTATTACCAAAATTATCTAAAATAAATGATGAAATTTATTTCAATATAAGTTCTATTTTATATGGTAACAAACCTGATTATACTATTATACCTGGTATTTTAATTAATAATAATATTGATACTAATAATAATATTAATAATATTAATAATAATAATAATAATAGTGAAAAAATATATATAGATATTGAAGTTTTAAGAAAAGAATTTACATCTAAATTAACTAATAATTTTCATGATATGAATAAATTATTTTTTAAATTTTTTTCAATACATCCTTCAATTTTAAATTTAGTTGATGAATTATCAAATAAATATAATATATCTGATTGTTTAGGATTACATTATAGAGGGACTGATAAAAATAAATATTGTTTTGATACTGATCCTATTACACATGATCAATTTATATTTATTATTTCTGATTATTTAATATCAAATCCTCATATAAAAAATATATTTTTATGTAGTGATGAAGATAATTTATATAAAAAACTTAAATTATTCTTACCAAATACATATAAAATTATAAATCATTCTCCTAAAGTATTTTTCAAAAATAATACAAATAATAATTTAGAAAAAGCTATTTCTGCAATGGTTGATTCTCTTTTATTATCTAGATGTAAAATTGTTCTTAAATGTCAAAGTGCTTTGTCTGCATTTGCTAAAATATTCAATCCTGATCTTGAAATATATAGAGTGACTTGTTGTAAATTATTTAGTGATGTTCCATATTTTCCAGAAGCATATATACCTAAATATAAGATTAAAGATGATAGTAATATAATTTTACAAAATTTAATGAATGATATTTTTAGGAATGATTGGACTAAATAAATATTATATATATATATAAATATTATGAGTTTTAATACAACATCATTTTTAATTAATAATAAATCAAATAATACAATTATAACTGATAATCTTAGATCTTCACAGTATTCTATGATTTCTAAAAGTGGTATTAATATTGATACATCACTTATTATTAATTCTAATATATATAACATTGCATATATTGATACTATTTTTTATAATTCTGAATTTGAAGAAAATTTAATTATTAAATTAAACCAATTTGGTATATTTATTGATAAAATTTTATATTATAAATATGATTCAGATAGTAATATATCTTTTGAAAATTTTATAAATAATTTATATATAAATAATAATATTCGTTTATTTTTATCTTCTGCTAATTCAAACCAATGTTTTTCTATATTTAATTATCTAAATAGTCATAATGATATTATTTTTATATCTACTTCTAGCACTGTAAATTTTATTGAAAAACCTAATAATTTGTTAAGATTATCATTACAAGATAATATTTTATTTAAAATATTATTCTCAGATATTTTACCAAATTTTTATAAATTATCTAAAATTAATAATAATTCATTAGATACTAATAATAAAATTCAAAAAATATATTTAATATATAGTGATGATTTATATTCAAATAATATAAAATCATTATTAGAAGATTTTCAAACAAAATTTAAAAATTTCAATTATTATTTTTTAGAATATAATGATAATACTAAAAATGAAATAAAAGATACTATTATTAACTCTAATTCTATTACAGATTTATTTATAATAGCAACTTTAAGTTCTCAATCTATTCTAAATTTATTTTCGAATAATAATATGTCAGATAAATTTATATTTTTTACTGATCCTTTTTATGATTCAAATTTATTCACAAAAATTAAATTAGATAAAGCATTTATTATTGTTGCATCTGATAATGAAAAAGGTCATATCTTAACAACAAATTTATTAAAAACTAAAAAATTACAAGCTTCCGGAAGTAATAAACAATTAAATACATTATTATCTTTTTTATTTATGTCTTCTCATATTTTTTATAAAAATTTAAATAATAATGATCAACTATTATCATTATTATATAATAATGGATTATTTAAATCTGGACAATTTTTTTCTAATTATATTAATATTTTTAGAATAGATCAAATATCTTATAAAGATTCTAATAATGAATTTTATTATTTTTTTATGTTTAATTATTTTTTAAATTTTAAAAATTTTTACATTCCTTCAGTTGGAGCTTGTTCTATTAATAATACTATATCAAGTATATTAAATACTTCTTCTCAGGAAGAAATTCAAAATTATAAAGATAATAAAATTTTACCTTATATAAATATTATTAATAATTTAATACCAATTTTTTAAATATTTTAATATAAATAAGTTTTATATTAATATGGAATTTGATACAAAATTTTTATTTAATAATTTTAATAGTATTAATACATTAGAAATTCCTAATAGTAATACAGAATTAATATCAAATAATATTAATTTATATTCACCTAGTATTATTATTAATTGTCCTATTACAATAAAATCATTTAAAACCGCTTATATTGATACAAATGCTTTTGATAATGTTTTTCAAGAATATTTTATAAATCGACTGAATAACTCTGAATTATTTATTGATAAAATTTTATATTTTAAATATGATAATAATATTCAATCTTTTGAAAATTTTATACTTAATTTATATCATCATTATGATATTCGTTTATTTTTATCTTCAGCTAATTCAAATGATTGTTTATCTTTATTTAATTTTCTTAATAATCATAATGATGTTATTTTTGTATCATCTACAAGCACTGTTCAATTTGATAATAAACCTCGTAATTTATTAAGACTCTCATTACAAGATAATTTATTATTAGATTCTTTATTTTCTAGAATTATAAGTAATTTTATAATTTAGAAAAAATTATAGATAATGATAATAATCAATTTTCTATTAATACTATATATTTTATTTATACAAATGATACATATTCTAATCATTTTAAGATATTATTAGAAATTATACAATCTTCTTATAATAACTATAATTTTATATATCTTTTATTTAATAATAATACTAAAAATCAAATAAAAAATACTATTATTAATTCTAATTCAATTACAGATTTATTTATTATTGCAACACTTAATCCCCAATCTATTTTAGATTTTTTTGATAATGAAAATATGTATAATAAATTTATTTTTTTTACAGATCCTTTTAATAATACTAATTTAATAACAAAATTTAATTTTTCTAAAGCTTTTATTATAATTGCATCAGATGATGATAATGGAGAAGTTATATCTTCTTGTATTTTAGATATTCAAATTTTACAAAAATTTAATACAAATAAACAATTAAATACTTTAATTTCATTTTTATCTATGAGTTTTCCAATTATTTATAAAAATCTTGGTAATAATTTAGATAATATTATAACTTTATTAGAAAATAATGGTATTTTTACAAATGGTAATTGGTTTTCAGAATACATTGGAATTTTTAAATTAGAACAAATTTTTTATGAAGATAATGAAAATAATAATAATAATAATTCATTTTATAACTTTATGTTTAATTATTATCTATATTATCATAGATATAACCCTATTATTCAAGGAACAATATTAGATAATATTAATAAACCAACATCATATTTCCGAATTGATATTCAAGGTTTATATATTGATGATTTTTACATGCAAGATAACAATAATAGGCTTTTCAAATTTGGTTTGCATATTAGAGAAATTACTAATTCTTTTTATAGAATTGATTTATTTGATAATGACAATTATATTAGAAAATCATTTTATTTTTATTTATATAAATTTTTTACTAATAAAAGTTTAGGAGGACCTATACCATTCCTTTCTTCTCCAAATGAAATTCATAATTCTGTTACAGTATATAGTATTAATCCTTCTAAGATTTCTCTTTTTACACAACCTGAAAGAATGACTTCAGAGATTGTTGGTATAAATGTTAATGAATTTAATAATCAAAATGATCTTGAAATAAATCTCACTGATCCATCTAATCAAGATCCTATAAATGATTATTTCAAATCATCTCATATTAATATTGCATGGATTCCTAATCCTGATGCACCTGGTTTTTATATGTTAAGTTGTATAGGTGGTCAATTTAATTTTGGAGATAATAATATTTCAAAATCTTCTTCACTTGTATTTAATTTTGGTAATTATAATTATTTTACAAATATGATTATTCCACAAGAACAAAGGACTTTTGATCTTAAAGCAATTGGTATGGCTCTTTTTTCTTTTTTTACAGATGTTCTTAGTTTAGTTCCATTTGTTATAAATCCTGCTTCTGGAACTGCTTTACGTTTTGCTATTGATAAAGCTAAATCATTCGTAATTGCTGCTGCTGCAACTGAAATTTTACAAGATATTACTAATTTTGTTCCTAAACCTTCTATACCATTTTTCACTCCTATAAAAAATCTTGTTAATGAATTCAATAGAGTTTTACAGGGTCCTCCGTGGGCTCCTAATATATTTGAAATAAATTTACCGAATAATGGTATTATAAAAAATTATATTATTATATTAGATCCTAATATTGAAATAAATACTGTTACTATTAATATAAATAGTAATACTCCTAATTCAACTATTTTTATTGAATATCTTTTTATTCAAGGTAGTAAAGGAAATCAAAATTCAAATAGAGCAAATATTACTTTTAATTCTTTAAATGGAACTATTCTAATAATTAAAAATCTAATATCAAATGCTAATAATATTGGTCTTAATTTTTTAAATGGTAATATAAATATTGGTTGCACAAAAGGATCTTCTTTTAATTATATTGCCAATAATGTTGTTCTTAATTATCTTAGAGAAGTTTCAAATAAATATTCTATATTTATTTTTGAAAATGTTCAATTCAATACTTTTAATAATTGGGTAAATAATCAGATTGCTAATTGGACTCTTAATTATTTAAGAATTAATAACCCTAATTATGCACAATATGGTGATAACAGATCTTTAGATATTCCTTTGCCTTCTTCATCTAATATATATTATTTTGGTAATATTACATCTGAATATATACATATTATAAGAACTTCTCTTTCTGCAAAAAATTTATCTGATAGAATTAATTTAGAGTTTAATTGTAATTATATTTTCACAAATAGTATAATTTTAATAGGTGCTTTTCTTAAATCTAATTACAATATAAATATTGGTAATCTTAATAATAATAATTTAGGATATGAACCTATTATAAATCAATTTAATACACCATTTATTAATAGTAATGTTCCTATTAATTCTTTTTATGGTATATATAAAAAACTTATTTTATTTGGATATTATTCAACACCTTCTTCTTATAATAGTTTTAATTCATGTAAATATCCTTCTGATTTAAATTGTAATGAATTAATTGTTGATTATATTTTATGTATTAATTCTTCATTAAATTGTTTTACAATTAAAACATTTAAATGTTTTCTTTATACTGAATTTAAAAACCGTTATAAATGTCTTTCTAGAATTCAAAATGGAATCTATTATTATAATTTCGTATCTGATATACAAATTTGGGAAAATAGTGATTCTATTATTAATTGTGTTGATTTTAATCTTTTACCTTCTATTGATTCTACTATAAATATTTATAGAAGTCCAATATTAGCTCAAAATAATCCATCATTTATTTTTAGTTATATTTATAACATTACAACAAATATTAATATTTTTGGTATTTTAAGAATTTTATCTCAATTGATTGGAATCAATCAATCTAAAATTAATTTACAAAATAATAATTATAGTCCTAATGATAATAATTATCCTACATTAAATGTAGATAGATTTCAAAATTTAAATAATAATAATATATCTAGATTTAATAATCAATTTGGTAATAATCATTTAATACAAATGTTTAATGATCAACCAATATTTAATGGTGCTATTTCTGCTAATAGTATTAACCATTTTAATTTAGGTTTTATAATTTTTAATATTGAAATGAATAATTCTATTATTCTATCTAAACGTATTGATATTATATCAAATATTAATATAACTTCTGACACTAAAGATTGTTTTGTTGAAACAGATTCTATTCAATTTATTGGAAATGCTAGAATTCTAAAAAATAGTCAATTTAATAATCCTAAATGTGAATTTTTAATAAAAAATAGTGGTGTAGATCAAATAAATAGTTTAACTTTATTAAATGCTGGTTTTTATGTTCCTAATGGAATTATATCAAAAATTACAAATAATTTTAGATTTTTTAGTAACGATAATTCTAGACTTTTTACTGCAAATGGTATTCCTGATATTAGTCTAATTTTAATAGCTACTAATGAACCTGGTTTCTCTGGTAATAATAGAGGATGGATTCAAATATGGAGAGGATCTTTAGGGAATCAAAATAAAGCATTTGCAACAAATCAAAATACATTAAATTTTATTGATTTAAAAGAAGGTTCTCAAGCTTGGTATTATTTTATATAATTTTATTTATTTATAAAAAAAGATAATTATATAATTATTTTTTTATTCTTTATAAATATTTACCAAAATTGCCACCATGATTTATTTTCTTCTTTAATATTTAATACTTTTATATCTTCCTTTTGTTTAATACCTTCATCTTTTATATTTAATTCTTTAATATTTTTTGTTATTTCTATACATAATTCATCTGGTAATTGCTTAAATTTGAATGAAATATCTGATTCTATAGTTGAATTTAATTCAAAATTTGAATTATATCTAATATTATTTTCTATATCATTATATTTTTTATCAATATCTCTATCTAAATTATTATTTTCATAATCACAAAATCTAAAATCTACTCTAAATAATTCTATTGGATTCCCAAAATATGACATTATATAATTATCTTTATATTATTATTTTTATATATATTATTTTAACTTTTTTTGGACCTTTGGACATTTATAAAAATAATATTATTATTTTTATATTTTTATTTTTTTTATTAATTTATTTATTTATAGAATTTTTTCAACTGTTCCATCTAAATTCATTATATAACCAGTATAATTCATATTCTTATATTTATCCATATTTCTTAAATCATTTATAGCTTTCATAATATTCTCTTTATGTAATTCTCTTTCTTTTTTATTTTGTAATTCTTTAGTAGGTTCTTTATTTATTTCAGGGAATGTATGTCTATAGGCTCCACAATCCATATGATCCATAATCATTATTGTATCAACTTTATGTAACATTATAGCTAAATCTAAATTATCTAAAAATGTTTGTTTCCATTTCTCATTCTTTTGTGATATTGGTAAGCTCGCTCCTGCTAATATAAATTGATCAAAATTATCTATTTCACCTATAGATTTCATATATTTTATTATATCAGCTAATAATCTATAATCCATACATGTTAATAAGAAAAACTTAGCTTGTTGTCCTTCTTTATTTTCTAATCCTTCTGTATATATATTTCTCGAAACATATATATGATATACTATAATAATTACTAAAACTAATATTACTACATATATATAATTCATTTTCATATTTTTTAAATTATTTACCATTTTTTTCATCATTTCTATATAATATATTATATAGAAATTATTTATATTTTTTTTTTATTTAGAATCTTTATGTATTATCTATATTAAATGATTTTTACTTCAACTTTATTCATCTTCTTTTTAATAGGTTTTATATTTACTGTATGAATACCTGCATCTAATATAAATGAACTATCATTTACTTTATCCAATTTCCCTGTCTTATTCTTAAAATCTTCTTCTAATTGTTTATCTATCTGATTAATATCTATTTCTTCATCTCCTATATAATCTATATCTTCTTCTTCGTCTATTTCCTGATTATTTATAATCATATTATCATCAATTAATATATCAAACGCATTTGTTCCTGCTCTAGGATATTGTCCAAACATTACATTCGCTGATACACCTTTCATTTTATCTACTTCTGCAAATATTGCTGAATTGACTAAAACATCACCTGTTTCTTCAAATGTTGCCTTCTTTATAGGACCATTATCTGCTGACTTATTTATTCCATGTCTATCAATTTGCATAACGGTTCCTTTATATGTCATGATATCTGCTAATAACTCTATATGTCTATAATTTACTCCTGATTCTTGCATAATATATTGAAACTCTTCTATATATTTTGATCTTGCTCCTTCTATTCCAAATATTTCTAATATTTCATTTATATCATTACTTGTGGTTCTTTCTGAATCTATATCATCATAAGTCATTAATTCTAATAGATTTGAACCATCAGTATTAAGTGTCCATTCTTTCGCATTCTCACATGAACCATCTTCATAATATCTTACTATATTCATTTCCTCCATTCCTACTTTTCTTATACCAGTTATTCCTCTTAATTTTATACACAATATATGCTTCTCTATCTCTTTCAAAAACTGAATACTATCTTCGTCATCTTTAAAATCACCTATTTTAATTTTTAATACTAAATTTGAACTGTTATCATCTGTAAAAAATGGTTTTATATGATCTTCAAATGCATCATTTGATATAATAGCTTCTTGTAATTCACTCATTAATATATTACTATTTAATAATGAATCTGGGTCAAACGTTAATTTTAATGTCCAAGGAGATATCATATTGATATTATCTAAACCTATTATTTCATTAAACATTTCATATGATTTCATATAAACATCTTCTTCATTCATATATTCTGGTTTATTCTTTTCATATATAATTTCTGATGTGTTTATTATATCTGCTATTGTCGTAAATTGTAACTGATATTTCATTAAATCCGCTTTATTCTTATCAAACTGTAACTCATTCTTTAAATATATTGTCATAGATTTAGTTCGTATATTTTTACTATGATTTAATAATTCTCTCATACGAGGAACTCCTGTTGATGTTACAACTGATTTACTTGATACTCCTGTTGAATGAAATGTATCTCTCATACATAAATTATTTTCTAATATAAAATTTCTCGTATTCTCAACTGTTAAATCATATACCCATTCAGTTGTATTAGGTATCTCTTCTATTTTTATTATTTTTTCAAATATAATATCAGGAAATACCTTAGAACCATTTAATTTTTCAATAAATGATCGAGTTTCATGAATATATTCTTTACCATCTATCTTATAATTAGGTATAATATCTTCTCCATTATGTGATTTAATATTAATAGGTAAATAATCACCTACCTTAAGATTTCCACCATCTATTTCTAACAATTTATTATCTATAATTCCTAAAAAGCTTTTAGCCTTTGTTGCAATAACTGATCTTCCACCATCTGTTTCTACTCTAATTACAGTATCAGTTCCATCTAGATTAATAACAGGATGTCTTGTAACGGCTTCTACTTTTTGCCAAGAAGTAACACCATTTTCATCTACAGATTGAACTCTAATATTTTTATCTTTTATCCATGCAAGAATAGTATTATTTGGATGATTTTCAATATCATTTGGATTACAGTGAATAATATGATCATCAATAAATTTTCCAATTTCAAAATGTTTTATTTCATTCTCTACTTCTAATAATATTTCAGTCTCATAAGATACAGAGTTTAAAGTCATTTGAGTAGTAGGTTCTCCTAATGATTGAGCACTTACTACACCAACTAATTCACCTGGTTGAATAAATGATGATATTACTTTTAATTCTACTTGTTTAATGATATAATCAAATGTATCTTTATCTAATTTATATTTTACTATTACATTCTTTATACTTAACTGACTTTCTATTATCATTCTTACCAATATTAAATTACTGTTATTATGTTTCTTAAAATATTTTGTAATGTTTTCATATAATTTATCTAATTCATAATAAATATATTTAGGTGATATATTACATTTATAACCTGAATTAAATTTCTTTATTGCTTGATGTATGATTCTACTCAAATTAAATGGTGAATATACTTGAACTGCACCTATAACATCTAAATTTTTATATATATCTTTTCTTAATACTTCTCTATATTTCATTAATTTATCATATTCTATATCAAATATTTCTAACATTTCTTTATCTTTTTTTATTTCTTTTACAATGTCATCAGTAAAATATAATGACCAATTAGTTTTATTATCATAAATAATATAAAATTCTTCTTTCATTTTATTATTATCATATTCAATTAATTTAAATGATTGTCTCTCTAATTTTGTTGGATCAAAATTATCATCACCATAAACAAACTGAACGATAACATTATTTGCATTTCGAATTGAATAATCATAATTTACTTTTAAATCTTCTAAAGCTTTAATTAATTTTCTACTGATATAGCCTGACTCACTAGTTTTAATAGCTGTATCTATGCTAGTTGATCTTCCAGACATTGCTGTAAAAAATGATTCTGTTGGAGTTAAACCTTCGATAAATGAATTTTTACAAAATCCTTTACTCTGTGGAGATTCATCAAATTTTGGATAATGTGGTAATGTTCTATCTGTAAAATTTGTTGGAATTCTTGAACCCCAAATTGTATATTGTCCCAAATTTGACATAATCTTTCTTAAATTTGTATCATCACCTTTTGCTCCTGCTCCTAATGATGTCACTGCTACAAATGAATTTTTATAACTTAATTCCTTTAATTTTGCTTGTATTATTTTATAGGAACTCTCTGATGCTTCTCCTAATTTTGCCTTCATTTCACTCTCAAATATATTTTGTCTTAATGTATTATTAACTATATTCTCATAAAAATCTCCTTTATGAACTTTCCTTAAAATATCATTTGCAACTTCTAATTTCTCATCTAATTTCTTTTTTGATTCTTCTCTTATTGATTTATCTATTAAACAATCTCCATAACCTATACTAAAACTATGAGTTATTAACCATCTTGTAATCAATGATTGTGTAGAATCCAAAAAATCTTTACATACATTTGGTCCATAGACACTATATATTAATTTTACTAATGAATTATTTATTGTTCCTTTTTTTAATATTCCACTTGTCATTACTCCCTTATCTACTACTATATCCTTCTCATTTATACTTATATTTGGTAATATCATTGAATAAACTCTATTTCCTGACCATTTTCCATTATCATTTGGTTCCAATAAATTTCCATCAAAATTTTGATTAAACATCATTAAATTATTTAACTCATACCTTCCTATCTTCGCTCCTGTTGCTGTAAATAAATATGATCCTACTAATGTATCTTGAACGATACTAATAATTGGACCACAATTTGCTGGTGATATAATTTGAGTTGGAACTAAAGCTAAATTCTCTATTTCAACTCTTGTTTGCCAGTTTGGTGGTTGATGCATATTCATTTCATCACCATCAAAATCCGCATTATAAGGTTTTGTTACTGTATTGTTTAATCTGAATGTATTATGCTTTACTACCTTCACTCTATGTGCCATCATACTCATTCTATGCAATGATGGTTGTCTATTGAAAAGAACAATATCATCATCTAATAAATGTCTATGAACCTCATCTCCCTCTTGTAATACAATCTTATTTGGATCTACATAACGTAATGATATTTCACATGGTGCTGCTACTCCATTACAATCTATTTCCATTCTATTTATAAATTTTGCTCCTGGATATTTATTTGGTCCATTCCTAACATATTTATATAACTGATCCTTATTCCATTTTGTAACTTTTTCTGGATATGTTATATTCATTGCTATCTTTATTGGAACTCCTAATTGATCAATCATAATATTAGGATCACATGATATAACTGAACGTGCTGATCTATCTACACGCTTACCCATTAAATTTCCTCTTATTCTTCCATCTTTTCCTTTTAATCTCTTCTTCAAAGTTTTTAAAGGTTTCCCTGATCTATGCATTAATGGTTTAACTTTAGGTAATTCATTATCAATATAAGTTGCTATACATAATTGAAGACAACCTTCATAAATATCTATTGTCTTTTTATCTGCATTTGCTTCTATTTTATTCCTTAATATATTATTATGTTTAACAATATTTATTAATGCATGTGTTAAATCATCCTCTGCTCTCTGATTATTATCTTGTCTTACTGATGGTCTAACATATGGTGGTGGAACTGGAAGAACTTTGCATATCATCCATTCAGGGCGTGAATATTTATTATTAAAACCTAATATCTCTACATCCTCCTCTGATATATTCTTAAATATATTATAACACATTTCTGGAGTAAATAATTGATTCTTATTTATTTTACTTTCACTGGATATTGCTGTTTCATTAAATTCACCAACAATTTTTACTATATTATCTCTATCTTTTATCTTATCTGATGTTAATTTTACATATTTACTTGGTTGAATTGCGTTACAACAATCATTAAATTCACATAGTTTTGTCTTTATACAATTCTGTAATACATATGCAAATCTACTCCTTCCTGTTCTCTTCTCTATCTCTCTCATCGTATATATATCACTTTTATCAATCAATATATTAGAACAACGATAACAAACACATCTTAATACCTTCAAAATAAAACTCATAAAATGTATATGAAATACGGGTCTTGCTAATTCTATATGTCCAAAATAACCCGGACATATTTCACTATCATGTTCATCTGTTGGACATTTCTTTCTTAATTCTAAAACTCCCATTCTAGGATCTAATAATCCATTTATTTTTGGTTCTGTTCCATCATATGTTTCTGGTATTGTTATCTCACATACTGATGCTTCTCTTATTTCATCTGGATTTAATAAACTAAATTGTATCTTCTTAATTGTCTCTAAATATTTAGTATCTTTTAATTCCTTTGATAATAATGACATTATATAATAATATATTATTTTTTTTATATACCTTTTTTTTTTCAATTTTTTTTATTGTTTCATATCTTTTTTTTAAAGTATTATTCATTTTTTTATTTTACATTTTTTTATTACTACTTATTTTATAAATTTATATAAAAAATGAAATTTTTTTTTTAAATTATTATATTTTAATTTTATATTATCAAATTATGGTTTTACAAGATACTAACTCTGAAACTTTTTTTACACTTGATAAAATTATATGCAAAACAAATAATAAAAAAAATAAATTTTCAAAAATTAGATTTATTTGTGATTTTGATATAATTGTTGATTATTTTGATCCAATTACAACTATTACTAAAAATATAGTTATAAGATCGTTTATAAAAAAAAGAAGAATTTTAAAATTTTCTATTTCTTCAAATGATGGATATTCTTTTATTAGTAATAATAATTTAAGAGTTCCAAAACCTATTTGTAATAATATTCATTTAATGTTCAAAAAATATTCTTATTCTACCTCTGCGTCTATTATAAATATTTATTCTATTACAAAATAATAAATAATATCATCCATTCATTGAATAAAATAATAAAAAAATAAAAAATATATTATTTCTTATTTTTAATAAAATATTTTAATTTAATATGAAAAGGTTTAAAATCCTTCATTTGGATAATTAACATTACCACCTCTACGTTGTCCAATAAAATCTCTCATCTTCTTATCTGTGCATACACATCCACGATCTGTGCTAAATGTTGCTGGACAACATTCTGGACTACTTATACTTTTATCAAATATAAACATACTATCTTCTGGTAATGGAACAAATTGCATTTCATGTTTTAATGGTAATGGTGTCCCTTGAGCTACAAAAAATCGTTTGCAATTCTTTTGAGGACCAATATTATTCGGAACTTTTCTCCATTCACTATCACCACCTGGTTGTAATTTTAAATTATCAAATGATCCCGGAACACCATTACCCATACTATATGATATTCCTGCTGGTTGATTAACACTTCCAAAAAATCTATAATTATTCATTATATTATCTAAATTATATTATTTTAATATATTTTTTTTTTATAATTTTGAATCTATTCTTTATTATTCATAATTATTTTTCTATTATTTATATTCTAATATATCATTTTTGTCGAATTTTATTTCAACTAGATCACCATTTGATAAAGATATTAAACAATTTAATGAATGAATACCTAAATATTTCACTTTCATTTCTAATCCTATATCTCTATAAAAATTACCTTTAGGACCCATTAATTGATTTAATTCTTGACTTCTATCATTACCATTATCATCTAATGCTGTTAAAAAACTATTATTTTTTATTAATTTACTTCTTTTTTGAATTTTTATTTCTTTGTCATCTTCTTTTTTTATATTTTCTTGATTTTCATTTTTTGTTTCTTTATACGGTGGAAATATAATTGAATTTAAATTAGAACTAATATTTGTATATATTATTTTATATTGTTTTCCTTTAAATGTATATATAACTTTTATATATGATATATCTTTTTTATCTTTGTAATACTTATCATTATATAATTTTGTATCTAATAATATTTCTTTATTCAGATTATCATAACCTATAACTTTTATAATGTTATAATCATCTATATATTTTATTTGTTTTCTTTTATGGTTATATAATAATATATCATCCATATATCTATATATCACATAACCTAATATACTTACAGATGATACTATACCTCCTAATAATATCATATCTGCATATTTTATATTTAAATTTATATTCATAAACATTTTATATCTTTTACTTTATTTATTAATTTTTATATACTTTTTATTTTTGATTCATACGTTTTTATTTTATTTTTAATAATATTAAATAAAAAAAATTGATTTATATATAAAACTTTAATTATTTTATATAATTATTATAGGAATGAATTATTCTATTAAACATACTTTTGATCCTCTTTATAGATATGATAATAATAAAATATATATATGGATGACTCAAATTATTGAAAATAATAATAACCAGATTTTTATTTTAACTAAACATGGTATTGATGGAGGTAAATTAGTTGAACATATTAGAGAAGTAAAAATTTGTAAAAGTAAAGACAATTTAATAGAACAAGCTATTTTTAATGCTAATAAATCGTTTAAAGATAAAATTAATAAAGATGGATATTCAACTAATAAATATTCAAATACAAATCGTAATGATATTGATGATAAAATATCAGATGACAATTTAATAAATAAATCAAATATTAATAAAGATAGTATAAGACCAATGTTAGCAACTAAATTTAAATTTGAACAATTATCTAAAATTAAGAATAAATGTGTATCTTTACCATGTTTCATTCAAAGAAAATATGATGGACTTAGATGTATTATTTATAAAGATTTTGATCTTAATAAAATTATTCTTATGAGTAGAACTGGTATTAAATTTAATAATAATTTTCCAAATATTGAATCTGAATGTAATCATATATTTAATAAACTGAATGATGGACAATTCTTATTTTTAGATGGTGAATTATATAGTCATGAATTACATTTTCAAAATATTTCTGGATTATGTAGATTAAAATATGTTTCACCTGCTCAACAAACTGAATTAAATAAAATTAAATTTAAAATTTATGATTGTTTTTTTATTAATAATTTAAATATTCCTTTTCATGAAAGATTAAAATTTATTAATAAGCTTTCTACATTTAAACTTAATTATATTATACCAGTAGATACATATTTAATTGATTCTGAAAATCTTATTCGTAAATATCATAAACAATTTTGTGAAGAAGGTTATGAGGGTTCTATTTTAAGAAATACGAATGCACCATATACGATTCGTAAAAGAAGTAATGATTTACAAAAACTTAAAGATTTTGATGATGATGAATTTGAAATTGTTGGTTTTACACAAGGTCAAGGAGATCTTGAAGGATCTATTATATGGATATGTAGGACTAAAGAAGGAAAACAATTTAATGTAACACCAATAGGAACTAGAGAATATACTAGAGATTTATTTAAAAATGGTCATAAATATATTGGTAAAATGCTTACTGTTATTTTTCAAGGTTATACAGAAGATGGAATTCCTAGAATAGCTAAAGCTAAAGATATAAGAGAAGATTATTAAAATTTTTATTTTATTTTTAGTGAAAAGTTGTAAATAATAGTATTACTTGATTTATAAAATTTATTATATAAATACAATTTTATATAATATTATAACAAATTTAATCAATATATTAAATGAGGTGTCAAAAAAAATTAACGAATGGTAAAATTTGTAGAAATAAACTAAATCATGATGATAATATATCATCAATTCATGTAGATAAATCTAATAATGATTTAAATAATAATATAAATAAATATTTTTGTAATAAACATTATATATCCCCTTTAAATATTGAAGAATTAAAATGTTGTTGTATATGTATGAAAGAAAATTTAGAATTTAAAGAAATTATATTTTTGGAATGTAATCATATTTTTCATAAACCTTGTTTAATAAATTGGTTTAAGAAAGCAAATAATTTTAATAATTGTGATTCGAATCATTACGATTTTATAAATAATTGTATTTTATGTAGAAATAAAATTAATAATAATAAATTTTTGGAAAATATAATATTAAAAAATAATAAAGATAATGATTATGAAAATAAAACATTATTATATAAAATATTTCCTGATTTATATAAAAATTATAAAATAAAAAATAAATCAGATAGTTTTATTGAATATAATTTATTTTATGATATTCATGGTTAATTCTTTTTCATATTTATTTATAAAAGTATTTAAAAATATAATCATTTATATTATATATTATGAATAATTCATTAAATATTCAAGATATTATTTTTGATAATTTTTATACTTTTTATTTTCACAATGTTGATGAAAATGATTTTACAATTGAAAAATTTAAAAAAATTGGAACCATTAATAATATGGTAGATTTATCTAAAATCATTAATACTATACCTACTATTACGTCTGGTATGTTTTATTTAATGAAAAATGATGTAAAACCATTATGGGAAGAAAATATTAAAGGAGGATTTTGGACATTTAAATTAATGAAAAAGGATGCAGATAGAATATGGAGAATTCTTATTCTTAATTTTGTTAGTAATACTATAACAAAAAATAGTAATGAATCTGATTTAATTACAGGTATTTCTATTTCACCTAAAATTAATAATTGTATTATAAAAATATGGACTAAATTTAATCCTGATAATACGAATGCATCTAATATTCTTAATGATATTTTAGATCCTAATTCTAATTTATCTATTCTTGATAATTCTACAGCATTTTATAAAAAACATGATCAAAATTAAATATTATTTATACTTAAAAATATTTATATATATATTTTTATATAAATATAAATGAAAATTTTATTATATGGTTCAAATGGTTGGATTGGTTCCCTTTATTTACAATATATGAATACTAATCATCCTAATATTGAAATAATTATTGGTAATTCTCGTATTGATAATGATAAAGAGTTAGAAAAAGAAATTATTAATAATTTTCCTACTCATATTATTAGTTTTACTGGTAGAACTCATGGTGTTTATGATGGTGTTAAAATTAATACAATTGATTATCTTGAAAAACCAGGAAAATTAGTTGATAATATTAGAGATAATTTATATGGTCCTATTAATATAGCAACAATATGTGATAAATATAATATTCATTTTACTTATATTGGAACAGGATGTATTTTTAATTTTGATGATGATCATCCTTATGAACAAGAAATTAATGGTTTTACTGAAAATGATTTACCTAATTATTTTGGTTCTTCTTATTCTATTGTTAAAGGATTTTCTGATAGAATAATGAAAAAATATAATAATGTTTTAAATCTTCGTATTCGTATGCCTATTACATCTGATATTAATAATCGTAATTTTATTTATAAAATTGTTAATTATCAAAAAATTTGTAGTATTAAAAATTCTATGACTGTTTTGCCTGAATTCTTTCCTATTATTTATAAAATGATGAATAATAAATTATCTACTACTGTTAATTTAGTTAATCCTGGTTTAATTTCACATAATGAAATTCTTGAAATGTATAAAGAAATTGTTGATCATGATTTTACTTGGAATAATTTCTCTATTGAAGAACAAGCTAAAATATTACTTAGTGCTAGATCAAACAATTATTTAGATACTACTTTTTTAGAAAATAATTATCCTGAAATTTTAAATATTAAAGATTCTGTTCGTAATATTCTCATTCAATATAAAAACAATGTAGATAAAATCAAAGATAATTTTTTATCTTAATTAATTTTTATTCTAAATAATAACATAAATAAATTTATTATTAATTAAATAAATTTATACATATATTTTATAATATAATTATAATTTTTAATTATATAATTATGAATAGTAACAATGATATAAAAAAAACTAATAAAATTGTTAAAAATAAAATTACAAAATCTGTAAAAAAAACTAAAACTGTTAAATCTAAAACTGTTAAATCTAAAAGTATTAAAGAAGGTAAAAAAAAAGATAAAATTGTAAATAATAAAATAATAAATAAAAAGAATAATAATAAAAATATAGATAGTAATATTAATAAAAATAATAATAAATTATTTTTGTATGAATATTATTCTTGGATAGCTCCATATAAACAAATTCTTTTAAATATTTTTAATAATAAAGATTCTAATAAAAATAAATATAATTATGAAAAAAATTATTCAATTAAAGATTTTAATATTAATAAAGTATTTATAAAAATTTATAGTAAAATAATTGAATCAAAAGAATTAAAAATATCTTATATTGAAACTGATCCTATTAAATATGAGAATATAAAAAAAACGATTGCAGCGTTTCGTTCTGGTTTAACCTATTATGTAAAGAATACTACTAAAATTAATCATATTTCCAATGCATATATAAAGATATGGGAGATATTAAGAGTGTTTAATTTTAAATGGAAGAAGATGAATGAATTTAATGTATTTCATTTTACAGAATTACCAGGAGGTTTTATAAATTGTATGAATGATATGTCTAAAAAATTAAATAAGAAATATGATTGGAAAGCACAATCATTACATCCTAGTTTAGGAGGATTTGGTAATGATTATAATATTATGAAAAAACACCCTGGAAAACATGATTTTGGTCCTTTAAGCACGGGTGATATTATTGATCCAATTAATATACAATATTATTATGAAAAGAATTTAATTTATAAACCTATATTAGTTACATCAGACGCAGGAATAAGAGGAGAGAATATTGATTATTTTTTATTACAAAAATTAGAAATAGCACAAGCATTTAATGTAATAAGTAGTGTAATTATGGGTGGTGATGTTATAGTGAAACATTTTACTCCATTTTTATTGTCAGAGCCTAGTTCAAAAGATGGATTTTTAACCTTTATAGATATGATATATTATTATTATATGAATTTCAAGATTGTTTATTTTTATAAACCTATGGCTAGTAGTGAAGTTTCTGGTGAATTTTATATTATTGGTTTAAATAAAATAAATAATACTGATCAAAATGAATTAAATAAATTAAAAGATATTATTTCAAATCATAAAATTAATCAAAGGTTATTTGATTATAATATTTCTATTAATTTCATATTACAAATTTATAATTTTTTAGATAATCTTAATAAATTTAATGAAAATACAATAAGAACTATTAATATAGTTTTCAAAATGAATGACAAGGATATTGAATATATTAATAATAAATTTACAATATTTAATAAAATAAAATATAAAACTTGGATGAGTGAATTCTGGATTAATTAGATAAAATAAAATATTTTATAATACTATATATAATGTTTAGGGAAGGATTAGGAATAGGATTAATTATATTTTTTATAATTTGGATAATATCTTCAATTATAGCTTTCATATATTCATTAGTATGTTTTGGAAAATCTGGATCAGTATTAGATAAAATTATTGGACTTCTTTTAGCTATTTTCTTTGGACCCTTTTATTTTATTTATTTATATAATTATGGTGTCTATTGCAAATAAATTTCAATATATTATTTATTAAATAAAATATTTATATATTTTATTTATTTTATCACACTATTTTTATTACAGGTTCTATTTTTTTATCTTCATATTTATGATTTTTTATTATTTCTTT